AATTTATTAATGTTATTGAATTTCAAATAGAAGAATTTGAAGATTTTTTGAAGGGAGGTAATTCTTTTTTACGAGAAGCATATCCAGACTTCAATAAACCTGATGTGCGAAAGATGAAAGATTATTTAGAAGAACTTATTGAGTCAGCAAGAAAGTATGAGCAATTCAAACGAAAACGAAAACCCTACAAGAAAAGAAAAACTTCGAATAAATAGAGGTGTAGAACTCATACTTAGTAAGAGAGGTATTCAAAAACCAAAACCAAATATCATAATCTTTCAATTTGAAAAACTGATTTCTTTTTTTAAAAGAGAAATCAATGTCTACTTTGAATTTTCTTTGAATATAAACAAATTACAACCAGAGGAATAATATATGGAACTCATAGCTATTACACTCACGTTTTCTGTTTTATTTTCACTTTTGTTTTTTGTTGTAGGCGCATTGGTGGTATGGGTTGCTAGAGATTACATCAAGAAAAGAATTGATGCGACTCTTTCTATGCACCCAGAGATGTATGATGAGGATGGTAACTTACTCACTGATGGGTTAATTTCTTTTCATTATGATGGGTTAGAGGGTTTCAATCCAGAACCAGAACTTGAAGAACCTTAATTTTTTAAACTGATATGATTAGACTTTTAATTTCTGAAATTTTACAGAAGGCTCACAACGCAAAAACAAAACAAGAGAAGATAAAAATCCTTCGGGATAATGAAACTGCTGCTCTTAAAAAACTTTTGATTTGGAACTTTGATCCAAATGTTAAGAGTTGCATTCCAGAGGGAGAAGTTCCATATACAAAAAATGATGCTCCCATGGGCACCGAACATACACGATTAGAACAACAGGAGCGTTTGTTTCATAATTTTGTAGAGGGAGGAAATAACGATATCTCAAATACAAAAAAGGAACTTATGTTTATTCAAATTCTTGAAGGTGTTCATGAGTCCGAAGCAGAAGTACTATGTTTAGTAAAGGATAAAGAACTTGGAAAAAAATACAGAATCACGCAAAACGTTGTCGCAGAAGCCTTCCCGACCATCGTCTGGGGAGTCAACCGATCAACCAATTGAAACTATGATTTGGTCTGATTCGGATAAAGAAACGAACAAAAAAAATGGTGTCACCATTCTGATAGAAAATTGTGATTGTACTGCAGGTAAAGATAAATCTTTGCCCTCAAATTCTTATATTGTTAAGTACACATTCAATGACTCTCTGAGATATGATATAGTTCAGTCTCATTCAAAAGTAAAAATTTTTGACGCTTATTATGACAAACTTGGAAACGCAATTAACTCCATTGACTGGACTGACGGAAGATCCAATCCCTCAATCTACGGATATCAACCAACAAAATCCGAAAACAAAAGACGAAGGTGAACTTAAGGTTGAGTTAAATACAGATCATATTGCGGTTATCAAAAAGCAATATAAAAAAGTTAAAAAGTATATGAGATCTCCCATCTATCAAATTCGTGTTATGGATGGAACAGAGAAAGTTGTAAATGAACTTCTTGATAAATATTATAAAGAAGAAACGTAGTTGCTGTAATGAAAACGTTTAGAGAGTTTATGGTTATTGCTGAAGGCTCTTTCGATAGTATGTCAGATGCTGACTTTGAAAGATGGGTAGAGTCAAATCGCGGCCGCGGAACAGAAGCTATAGAAGCAGCTAGACGGCGTAGAGAACAAAAAATAAAAGCAAGAACCGTCGGTGGCCCAACTTCACAAGGCCAACCATTTGATCCAACAGGCAGACCAGGTTCTCCAGGAAATTCTCAAGGTGGATATGCTACAAACACAGGGTCAGGACGCCAACCTCCAGGAAGCCAACCTCCAACAGGAACAACTCCACCACCCTCCAACCCACCAACTGTAAAACCAACTGTAAAACCAAAAATTCCAGGACTAAAAAGTGGTGCTGCACTATCTGGAGTATTTGGAGCTGCTGATGAAAAAATGAAAGGTTCAGGTAATCTCAGAGCTTTAGCTAAAGGTGCAACTATGGCAGTAGGCACTGTTTTAGGTGGTCTTGGTGGTGGTGCTCTTGGATCTCTTGCTGGTCCAACGGGAACCGTAATTGGTGGTTATGCTGGTCAAGCAGCAGGTGCTGAATTGTCAGGAAAAGCATTTGATACTGTCGCTGGTGCTAATGCTGTTACTAGAAAGGCAATGGCAACTGCAAATCGCCAGAGACAAGCAGGAGGTGGTTTAGCAGGTATTGGAGGACAAACAACCTTCAGTAAGGGTAAAGATGGCACTGGTTTTATGTCAACTGGTGTTGGTAATCAAAGAAAAACAGTGCAACTCGCCAAAACATCAGTTGTTAAAGATCCAAAAACAGGAAAACTAGAAACTGGAAATCTAGCATTTAAAGATGGCAAAGCCGTGTATAAGAGAGCAGCAGATCCAAGCACTCTGGCACAAACATCTTCAAATCCACTTGAAAGAGTTGGGAGATCTTTATTTGCTGGTGCGTATAAAGATCAGGATGAGAAAGCAAGACAGTCTAAACTAAAACAAGCTGCTCAGAGTGACATTAAACGTCAACAGGCACTTGGAGTTAAAGGATCTCAAAATCTTGTTGGTCCAAAGATTGTTGGTCCAAAGATTGTTGGACCAAAACCAACACCATCAAAACCAGCTGGTGGTGGAATGGGTGGAAGGAGAGGAGGTGGTTCTTCTCCAGGATCTATAAAACCAACAACAAAATAAAATAATAAATAATAAAAAAGATAAAGTAGAAGCAATGGAATTATCTTATAAGCAGTATTCTGAATTAATGGATCAGTTGGTTGCAGAAGGTTATAATGTTTTGGAAGCATCTGAGATGATTTTTGGGTATCTTGATGAAGAACCAAAAATTCCTATTAATAGTTTAAATACACCAAGCATTCCAAGAAGAAGAGGTGCTGTAGGATATAGAAATCGAATTGGTTCTTTATCTCCAAGTGCAAGACTTACTGCTTCTTCTAGACCCCCAGGGACATCGCCTGCTACCCCTATAGCAAGATCAGCAAATACTCCTGCCCCTTCTGGTGGTTATGGTGGCACTGCAGGTGCTTCTAAACCAACGACAGCATTTAGTCCTACATCAACACCAACTGATACATCAAAAGCATATAGTACTCCTGCCCCTTCTGGTGGTTATGGTGGCACTGCAGGTGCTTCTAAACCAACGACAGCATTTAGTCCTACATCAACAGCAGATGCAGCAAAATCATCTGCGATGGATCAGTGGAGAGCTGCAAATCCAAGACTTGCTGAAGTTGAAAGACTGAGAGCCCAACAAAAAGCTGCTGGAAAAAGTACATTTGATAAAGAATTTAGAGATAAAAATATAAATCCTGTGATGTATAATAAAACATCTAGTATACCAAATTCTGGTCGTTCAGTGGAAGATTCTAAAAAAATGTTTCCTGACACTCCAAAACCTGCTCCCACTCAGACATCTACAGCAACTGCTTTTTCACCATCAACACCAGCATTAGGAACATCTACTCCAGCAATGCAATCAGCAGGAACAGCAGCTGCATCTAAACCAGTAACAAATCAAACTAAAACTGCATTTAGTAATCCATCCTTACTAAGTCAGACAACAGCAGCAGAAAAACCAGAACCCAAAAAAGCAGCAACACCACCAAGTCGTATGCCACTAAAAAATTCACATATAATCACGGGTTATCTGGTTCGTGAAGGTTACATATCAGAGAAGAAGGATCTTCCTGGCAATCAAGAAAAAATTGATGCCAACAAAAATGGCAAAATTGATGCCAATGATTTTGAACTTCTCCGTGCTAGCAAAAAAGTAGCAAAAACTGTTCTAGGTAGTGAACCCAAAAACGTAGGAAAAATGAAAAAAGTATGATAGAATAATACTCAGAGATGATTGACAAATCGTAATCCCTAGTCTATAATAAGACCGGGGATTTTATTTTACCCAAAATTACTAAGTATGAATACACAAGTTAAACTCATTTCGGTTACACCTGATGCAGAAAAGACAATGGCATATGTTGCGAGAGTGTCTAACCCTGCAAATCAAAATTCAGAAAAGTATTCCAAGTTACTTGATTATTGTATTAAGCATAATCATTGGTCTGTTTTTGAGCAGGCACATATGACTCTTGAGATTAATACAACCCGTGGTCTGGCAGCTCAAATTCTGCGGCACAGATCTTTCACGTATCAAGAATTCTCACAGCGTTATGCTGATGTTAGTTGGTTGGAAGAAGACATTCCTATTCCAGAACTTCGCCGTCAGGATACAAAAAATCGTCAGAATTCTACGGATGATCTTGATGAGGAAAAAGTATTTCAACTGAACAAAATGATACAAGAATTGTTTCGTGATGCTCAAGATCTATATAATCATCTCCTAAGCGAAGGAGTTGCCAAAGAGTGCGCTCGTTTTGTGTTGCCCTTAGCGACCCCTACACGCCTCTACATGACGGGTTCAGTACGTTCTTGGATACATTATATCAACTTGCGTAGTGAAAATGGAACTCAGAAAGAACACATGGATATTGCAGAAGCAGTTCGTTGTATTTTTATCTGCCAGTTTCCTGTTGTATCTGAGGCACTGGGATGGGTGGCGAGTGATGAGTGCCCAGAATGTCATGATGCACCATCGATTATTATTCCATAAATATCTTATAGAAAAGGAGATTAAAATTGCCCATATATCCTGTCATTAATAAAGAAACTGGTGAAATAAAAGAACTTGATATGTCCATATCAAAATATGAAGAATGGAGAAAGGAAAATCCTACTTGGGATAAAGATTGGAGTCAAGGTTGTGCTGGTGTTGGAGAAGTCGGAGACTGGCAAAACAAATTGAAGAAGTCACATCCTGGATGGAATGATGTTCTACATCGTGCCAAAAAAATGCCAGGTTCATCCATCAAAACGTTATAAATTTTTATGACAACACGAAGAAGAAAGGATTCAGGACCAGTTGGAATTGGTATGAGTGCTAAGCAAATGAGAA